GACTTCTTCTGGCTCACGGGCTAGTCCTCCAACTGAATGGGCACGCCGCTGCGGTAGTGCTTCAGCGTCTTGGTGATGTCGCCGTCGGTCAGACCCCGGTCGTGGAGCACCTTGGCGAAGGGGGCCGCGAGCGTCGAGGCCGCGCCCGGCGCACGGCCACCGGCCCGCTCGGTGAACACGGGCGGCTCGTCCTGCGGCTGCGCCGTCCGCTGCGCCGGCTGCGCGCTGCGCGACCCGAGCGTCACGAGGCCCGCCGCGACGGCGAGCACGAGGGTGCCGACGTTCTCCTGCAACAGCATCTCGGGCGGCAGTGCCGAGGCGACCTGGAGTGTGCGCTCGGCCGGCACGCCCTGCGTCTCGCCGAAGGCGGCCAACTGCTGCACGTAGCTCGCAGCCTGCTGCTGCGCGAGCGACTGCTGCACGGGCGCGACGTGCTGCTGCACGACCTGCTCGGCGGCATAGCGCGCGGCGGCCTGCGCCTCGGCCCGCTGGCGCGTGAGCACCCGGCCGGCGGTCTTCAGGTCCAACTGCCCGCGCGTGTCGTAGAGGCCCATGTCCTGCGCGAACTCCGCGAGCACCTGCGCCGGGAACTGCATCTCCGGCTCGCCCTGCGGCGGCGCAGGCGCGCGGCCCGTCTGCTGCTGCGTGATCTGCGCGAGGATGTCCGGGTTGGTCAGCACCGCTTCGAGCAGGGGTTCGGCGGCCTTCATCCGCTGCTCGTATTCGGCGAGCTTCTGCTGCGCCTCACGGCGATACTGCCGCTCCGCGCGCAACTCGTCCACCAGGCGCACCGGCTTGGCGGGTTCCGGCTCCGGTGTCTCGGCGTCGGCTGGCGTGTCAGGCGCGGCAGGGATGAGCGCGGTGCCCTCGTCGGCTGGCGGCGCGGCCTGCGCGGGCGTCTTGTCGGTCGCGGGTGCCGGCGCGTCGTCGTGGAGGACGATGCCCTGGCCTTGCGTGAGGTCCATGCGTGCGGCTCCTATATCGGTTTACGGTTCGACGACGGCGTCGAGGTCGGCCTCGCGGATGAGCAGGTGCGGGTGCCCGTCCACGTCCACGGGCTGACCCGCCAGGCGTCCGAAGACCACGAACTGGCCGGCGCACACCTCGCGCACGGCCGCGCCGACCAGGCGCACCTTGCCGAGCATGTCGGCCCGGTCGGACGCGTCGAGCGTCACCAGGCCGCTCGCGCGCACCCGCTCGGTGCGCGGCGGCAGCGCCACGAGCACGAGGTCCGGGCGCAGGCGCAGGGCGTCGGTCGTCACCGGCCCCTCGCGTAGGGGTTCGCGCCCTCGCCGTAGGGGTCAGGGGTCCGCAGCGCGAGGGTCTGCACCCGCTCGCGCGGCCACGCGGCCAGGGCGCGCACGGCGCGGCGCTGCGCGGTCAGCGCGGTCACGCGCTCGTGCGATTCCGCTTCGGTGCGCGCGCCGCCCACCGACGCCTCGATGCGGTCCGCGTAGGCGCGCGGTCCCCACATGTCCTCGACGTGCGCCTCGAAGAGCGCCCAGCCGGGCGAGGTCACCAGGGCGTCGAGGGCCTCGCGCTCGGCCTCTGCCTCGGGCGAGAGCGCTGACACGATCTTCGGGTCCAGGGTGCGCATGAGCTACTCCATCTCGGCTGGCCCGCCCATGCGCACGAGCGCATCGAGCACCTGCGGCGGGATGTGGGACAACTCGGGCGGGACCGGTGATGCGCCACCCGGTCCCCCTCCACCGACCGGGGCGGTCGGCGGCCCAGGAGGCGGTCCCGGCGGCGGCATCATCGGCCCGCCCATCATGCCCGGCGCCGGCCCGCCCGGTCCCGTCAGCATCGACGGGTCCAGACCGGGCGGCATCGGGGGCTGCAACGCCTGTTGCTCCGCCATCTGCTTCAGCGGGTCGAGGAACACCTGCTTGTCGGTGACGCGGAAGAGGCGCAGGGCGTGCTCCATCAGCGACTGCATCGTGCGCGGGTTCGCGATCAGCTGTTGGAGCGGCGGGAACATCTGCGCGAACCCGCCCAGCGTCTGCATGAACTGGTTGAAGTCGCTGCGCATCTTGTGCGTGTCGGCCGTCTCGACGCTCCCGTGCGGCTTGCCGCGGAAGGTGCCCTCCAGCGACTCGGCCGTGATGCGGTTCTCGTCCAGGTTCACCCCTCGGAACCCGAGCGACTGCTTGAACGCGTCGGTGACCTCCAGGCCGGCGGGGTCACTGTGAAGCGCGCGCTTCCACAACTCGTGGCGCAGCTTCCAGAGGTCTTCGAGGGCCTCTTGCAGGTTGCGGAGGGACTCTTCCATGCGCACGAAGCTCTGCTCGGTCACCATCTGGACCTCGCCGAGCGTGCGCGCCTCCTCGGTGCCGGCGCCGGTCGCCACGTCGTTCAGCCCGCTCATGCGCTCGGCGGCCGAGATGATGCCCTGCTCGCGGTAGATCATCGACTGCGGCACGTCGGGCACCGACACCGGCTCGATCTCGTGGTGGTCGCGCACGTCGATGACCTGGCGCGGCCCCCACGGTTGCTCCTGCGGGTCCCAGAGCGCACCCTGCACGCGCTTCACGGGCGCGTTGGTGACCATCGTCGAGCGGTCGGCGATCATGTTGCGCACACTCGCGTGCTCTTCGGCGAGCGAGGCCATCGACTGCACGAACGAGTAGCCGTAGACGCTCGTCGGGTGCGGGATAGGCCGGCCCAGCACGTAGCGCGGCAGGTTCAGGTCGTGCCGCTGGAGCCGGAGCAGGGTGCGCGAGTCGGGATGCACCGTCGCGACATACCACTCCTCCAGGCCGTCCTCGTCGAGGTCGTGGAGCAGCAGCACCTCCCAGAGCACCTTCTCGGCCGTGCGCCCGAGTTGCGGCGCGACCTGCTGGCCGTCGTGCGTGGTGCGCGCGTCCATGAGTTCCTGCTCGGTGCCGACCGCATCGACGTGGCGGTAGACGCCCTGCTGCTCGCGCGCGAGGAGTTCCGGCATCCGCAGCGTGAACCGCTTCGCGTAGCCCCAGAGGTCGTCGTCGCACCGCGCGTGGCCGGGCAACAGCAGGAAGTCGCGCAGCGAGATGAGCGAGTAACTCGGCCCCTTCCGCACGGGCGCGATGCGCTCGACGAGGATGTCGGCCTGCGGCTGGTCTGGGTCGGCCGGCTCCACGAACTCGCCGTGGTCATCGACCTCGGGCATCACGCGCCCGCGTGGGTCCAGGAGCGCGCGCCGCATCCCGTCCTCGCCTTCGACGGTCTGAATCGCGAGCGTGCGCGCCTCCTGCACCTTGCGCTTCTCGACCTTCTCGTAGACCTCCAGCACCCCCGTGCCTTCGATGAGCGCGAGATGGATCCAGCGACTCAGCACCGACTGGAGCCGCTCGTCCTCCACCTTCCATTGGTGAAATTCCTCAACGAGCGGGGCCTTCGAGGCACTCACGCCCCAGCCCTCGACGGTCCACACCGGCTCGGTGAAGATGGTCTTCACCAGGCGCGCGCGCAGCGCCGAGAGCTTCTCGAACACGAGATACGAGTTCAGGTCGGCCGCGCCCGGCCACGGCAGGTCGCGCGAGAGCCGACGGCCCTGCTCGTAGAGCCAGTGGTAGTAGTCGATGAGGCCGCCCTCGCCGATGAGGCTCGACCGCGCGCTCTCGGCGTGCGTGATCTCATCACAGAGCCAGTGCGCGAACGTGCGCTCGGCCTCGGGCTCGAGGCGCACCTCGAACGGGTCGCGTGCCTTCCGCGCCATGGGCTACCGTCCCTTCGGCTTGGGGCGCGAGCCACCCTTCTTCGGGGGACGCGGCTGGTGGATGGGCGGGCAGGTGCCGGTGGTCTGCATGGCTAGTCCTTCGTGAGCGCGATGATGTCGAGGGCGTCGAGGTCCGCGACGATCTGTTCCAGCTCCGGGTCAGCGACGATGGCGTCCCGCACCGCGCGCAGGTTGGTGAGGCGCGTGTTCAGGCGCGCGACCTCCGCGTCGCGGTCGGCGTTCACGCGGTCCTTGTCGGCCTGCACGCGGTCGATCTGCGCCCGGACCTCGTCGAGGTAGATCCCCATCAGTAGCCTCCTCGGCTCCGCCCGAACGACTGCCGCCACCGTCGCGTGTCCTCGGGGTCGTAGTCCTTCTGCGCGCGCGCGAGGGCCTGGCGTTCGAGCTTCTGCATGTCCACCTTCGACGGCTGCGCCGGCCCGAACGAGAGCGCGGCATACTCCAGCGTGTTCATCGAGTGGTCGTAGTAGCCGTCCTTGCGCGGTCGGCGCGTGTTCGGCGAGGTCGTCGTCGCGACGCTGCGCTCGTCCCACACGTAGCCCGCCTCCAAGCCGTCGGCGCAGAACAGCGTTTTCGTCGCGCCGCTCGCATCGACGACCAGCCACCGCGCGTTGTCGACGCCGAACGACTGGCCGCCTCGGATGCTCGCGCGCCGCATGTAGCCGGCGAGCACCTGGATGGCGTAGTTGCGCTTCTCGGGATGGTTCGCGCCCGGCACGAGGCGCAGCGCGATGTCCTGCTCCTGCAGCACGCGCTCGGCGTTCAGCTTCGTGCCCTGCGAGTTCTCGCTCGCGCCGGCCGGGTCGCCCGTCGACCACACGGTGAGCGCGTGGGGGAACCACTGCGCGCGGAGGCCGACGACCGCGGGCGCGAAGTCCTCGATGTAGAGGTCGGTGCCCATGACGCCCCCGAGCACGCGCCACTCGCCCCACGGCAGCACCTGGTGCCACGTCACGCACGGGTGCCGGTGGCCGAAATCCCACGACTCCAAGAGCGGCACCTCGGGGTCGAGCGCGAGCGGGCGCTCGTGGACCTTGCGCGAGAAGTAACCCTGGTAGACGGGCGACCCGACGACCGCGAGACCGCGTCGGCCGTCGATGAAGCGCGAGCGCAGCGCGGTGCCCTCGGGATACGCCTCCTCCAGGCTGCGGATGTAGGCCTCGCCGAGCACCTCACGGTTGTCGTAGACCGTCGTGCGGATGTAGAGCCGGCCGGGCCGCGAGTTGTCGATCGGGAACTCCTGGGCGATCCAGTGGTCGAGGCCCGGCGGGTTCGGCGTCAGCAGGAGTTGGTGCGGGTAGTCAGGGTGCGAGAGGCGCGCGGGCACGTAGGCGCGATACACGTCCTCGGGCACTTCCTCCGGCTGGTCGATCGCGAGGATGGCGAGCGTGAGGCCGGCGAGCTTGCCGTAGCGCGCCGTGCCCTCGCTCGCCTTCAGCGCGCGCAGGTAGACCATCGAGCCGTTGTCGAGTTGGTCGAACTGCTCGTCGGCGTTCCACGTCAGGTTCGTGCCGTGCAGCCGGCACACCTCGCGCCAGCGCGGCTTGAGCTGCGCGTCGAGGCCGTCCTGCGTCCATCGCGTGATCGCGATGGGGATGCCGGGGTAGCGCAGGGCGTAGTCGTGGATCTTCGAGACGAGCGGCGTGGTCTTCCCCGCGCGCACCGCGCCCTCGAAATCCACGTAGGCCGCGACCTCCGGCGTGGCCAGCATGAAGCGCGACTGCGCCTCGTTCCAGTGCCTGGCGAGGATGCGCTTCCCGTTTTCGATGCGCTCGGTCAGCACGTCGATGGCTCCACGGGTGCGCAGCGGCAGTGCCTCGGGCACTTCCCGCACGCCTGGCAGTGCTGGTCGAGCCACACCTCGGTCCGCATCCCGTGCGGCTCACGACAGCACGACGGGCGCATCCGTGACGGCGTCTCGTAGGGCGCGCCGCAACACTGGCAGCGCAGCCGGCACGGCTCCGGCTTCCACGCCGGCCGCTCGCCGAGTACGTCTTCGACGGGCATCAGCCGTAGACCCGCTTGGTGCCGCACACGTCGCACGTCGCTTCACTGTCCCGTGTCATGTGGTGCGGCGTGTAGTGCAGCGCACGCGCGCGGTCGACCGCGTCGAGGCCCACCGTGAGCGGGACGACTCGTTCGTCGCTTCGTCGCAGCGTGCGGTGTCGCAGCCTCGCGAACGCGGCATCCACCTCGTGGACCGAGGGCGAGAGGTTGCATGGCCCCTCGCAGATGAGCGTATACGGACGCTCGGCGTCGAACGACGGTACGTGATGCATCGAGTCCTCCAGTGTTAGCGGAACGAGCGCGCCCACGCTTCGAGCGCGGCGACGCGGGCGTCGAGGTCCGTCGCGGGCGGCTGCGGCGGTTCGGTCGGCGGTTCGGTCGGCGGGTGCGGGAGCGCGACCGGCACGTAGGCGCGCCACTTGGCCGGGTCGGTCATGCCGGTCGGCGTGGTGCGCGTCCACTGCGCTTTCGCGGCCCCCTCGGCATCGCCGAGCACGTCCCAGGTCTCGCCCGTGCGGCGCATGACGCAGTCGAGCGAGTAGCCGGTGTAGTTGGTGCCGCTCGTCTTCGCGAGCAGGCCGAAGTTCGCCGGCAGGCCGAGCGCCGTCTCCCGCTGGTTGCAGAGGTAGACCGTGCGGTTCGTAATGCGCCAGCCGCGCTCGTCGCCGGGCGGTAGCGTGTCATGTTCGGCGCGGGCCTGGCGCACGAGGTCGAGGTGGTTCGGCTGTTCGGGCATGGTCGGAGGCTCCGGGGTCGAGACACGGTCGAGGCGCACGCGCGGGGCGGTCAGGGTGAGGTCGCGCACGCGCAGCGAGGTCGGCCCCTCACCAGGCGTGGCGCACCACGCGACGCGCACCACGTCTTCAGTGAGGCATACGGCGTCGGGGCTGTAGTAGGCGCCGCCCTCGTGGACGACGTAGCCGGTGGTCGAGTCCCATGGGTGGAGCACGAGGCGGCGATGCTCGACGCCAGCGTCGATCCAGACGTGCTGCGCGACAAGCCACCAGGTGGTGCGCCTCCACCCGCGCGCGAGCACCGGCACGGGCGCGTAGGGCACCACGCCCTCGACCACGACGGGCGGGGCAGGGTCGCCGTCGTGGTCGGCGCGCACGGCCCCAGCCTGCGTCCAGACGAGCATGGAGCCGACCAGGCGCACGCCGCTCGCGCGGCACTCGGGCACCGCGCGGACGTCCGAGTCGTCGGTGAGGTCGCGCAGGATGGCTCCGAGGCCCGTGCTGCGGTCCGGGCAATACGCCAGGACGCCGTCGCTCGACACGTCGAGGAGGCCGGCCTCCGCGCGCGCGAACCCGCTGGAGCAGAACAGGCCGGTCGAGTTCCACGCCGCCCATGCGCCGTGGCCCGCGCGCAGCTCGTTCGCGCCCGTGCCGGCGACGAACTCGACGAGCGACCCGTCTGTCAGACACGACTCCAGGTGGTAGTTCGACCCGGTACTGTTGCGCCGCTGGTAGAGCACCCGGTCGTCGGTCAGCCAGCACGTCCCGCCGCCGGCGCCGAGGACGGTCGCCGCCACCTCGAAGGCGGGGGCGAGGCCGGCCTGCAGCGAGGCGGCGACCGAGACCTGCCCGTCCCCAACCCCGAGCGCCGCGCGCCCGTCGCGAGTGAGCCTCACGCGAGCAGGCCTCGGTGCGCGAGCACCCACTCGACGAGCGCGGAGCCGACCGCGCACGCGGCCAGCACGCCGACGAGGCCGACGACGACGATCAGCATGAGGCGCACGAGCAGGGGCATGTCACGAGGCTTTCGACGACTCGACGATGCCGTGGTAGTGATTCTCGATCACCACGGGCATCAGCGCGTGACCGTCGGCATCCTCGGTGCTCTGCGGAGCCTTGCCAAAGCGGCGGTCCGAGAGCCACTGGAGTGCCGCGATGATGTCAGCGGCGCGCCAGCGGGGCGCGCGAGGGAACATGCGCGCGGTCGCGGCATGGTCGCCGAAGGCGATGGTGACGTAGGCCTCGATGAGCTTGCGTCCGTCCTTGCTCCCCAGCTCATGGTCGATGCGCGCGGCGAGAGCCATGCGTCCGCCAGGGTTGCCCGACTGGCCCGGCTTGAATGGGCGACCGGGCACCTTGCGTGCTGTGGGCATGGTGGGCTGAGCACTCATCCTCGACCTCGCGTGCGGGCGGCGGCCATGGCGGCCGGCGTATCGACGATGACGATGAAGAACGTGCGGCCGGTATCCACGAGTGAGGCCTCGAACGCGAGTGGCTCGGGCGACGTGTCGGGTGGGAGCGGGCGGCGACTCATCCCGTGCGAGCCGTAGAGTGCCCTGAGCGGGCGGCGGAGTCAAGCGCACGGCGTGATGTCGGGCGAGATGCGAGCTGCGGGGGGGCCTCCGCCAGGCACTTTCGCTTTTTCTTCAAAAATCTTGGGGGGGGTCGTTTTTCGCTTGACGTAACCTAACTGCTGGGATATTATCCTCTCAGTGGGTGGCGATTGGACGCCCCCACACACAAACCAGAGAAGAGAGGAGAGACACCATGACCCCCCTGACCGCCACCGCCACCGCCGTCGACCTCGACGTACTCGGTGTCATCGACGGCGACCTCGTCGTCCCCCACGACGGGGTCACCGAGTGGGCCGACTGCGCCGAGTGCGGCGCGCATCTCGACCCGACCGCGCCAGGCGCGCCGGCCGAGTGGGACGGCGGCTGCTACTGCTGCGGCGCACCGCCCGACCGGGTCGGCCTGCGCCGGAGCGCGGTCAGCGCCGTGATGGCGGCCCTCGGCCGGCGCACCAGCCCGGCAAAGGCAGCGGCGAGCGCCGCCAACGGGCGGAAGGGCGGTCGCCCGCGCAAGACACTCGCCTAAGTCACCATCCCACTCCCGCCTCGGGGCCGCGTGCTCACCAGGCCCCGAGGCGTCAGCGTGAGCCGACCTGCGAGACGTGGTCGCAGAGGTCGAGGTAGTTGTCGAGGGCTTCGAGCGCCCGCTCGCGTCCGCAGCCGCAGAGGCCGGGCCGCCTTGTGTCGGCGGCGTGTCTGCGCGCGTTGCCAGGCGTCGGAGCCTCGGCTCAGTTGTGGCGTGTCGGACATCGCTGGCAGTGCCGTCAAGGTCGAGGGCAGGGCACCGGAGCCGACGACAGGAGATTCCCCGCATCGTCGCGTAGTTCCACGGCCGCCGCAGGAGCCGCACGGCGCAGGGCCGCGAGGATAGCTCGTGCATGGTCCAGGCCCAGCACAATGCCCACGGTCGTTCGATCCGTCCGCTCAGCCTCGTGGAGCGCGGAGGCGAACTGGTCGACGAACTGTGCCAGTGCCCACTGACGTGCCTCCTGCACGATGTCGGTCATCGGCCCTGTCTCCGGTATGCCGGCACCGTCTCTTGTGCTATCCACGCCTTCTCCCACGCATCGGGACCACCATCGGGCGCGGGGCCGCCTCGCACGCCACGAGCGCCCGCCGGATCTCAGCCTCCGCCGCCTGCAGCGTCACCCACAGCATCTCCGTGGACTCGGCGTCCCCGTACTCCAGCGCCAGCCGCACGAGGCGGAGTCCTGCGGCATGATGGAGCACGGCGCGGGTGGCGTCGTCAGTCATGTCCGGCGCGGCTGGACGTGGCATCCAGTGCGGTCGAGGGCACACTGACGTGCCTCCTGCACGATGTCGGTCATCGGCCCTCCCGTGGCCTCACAGATGTGCTCAACCGCGCCGAATGGTAGCGACCCCTAGCAGTCGCAACGCCAGAACAGTGCCTCGTGCAGAAACGAGAGCTTCGACGGTTCGGCTGATATAGCTGCCCACATGTCACGCACACTCTGGGCGGCATCCGATGCGTGGCCTTGTGGCACGGCACACAGAGCACCCGGAGATTCTCCGACGCGTTGTTATATGGATCGCCGTCTCTGTGATGCACCTCCAAGCGTAGGCGCGTGCCACACTGGTCGCAACACTCAGGGCTAGCGAGTAACCTAGCCCGACCGCGAGCGGCCTGCGGAGTAGCGTCGTCACCCTTAGCGTTGACACGACAGGCACGCATCAGCGTGAGTGAGCACTCGGAACTACACGTTTTCCGCGCCTTAGTGCCCACCTCACCCTTGAACGGTGCGCCACAGATGACGCATGTCCGGATCATGGACTCTTCCTTGTGCGGTAGTGAGGTAGAGACTTCTCATATAGATAGCCGCGCTGGACGAGCCACCCGAAAAGCGCGTCATAGGGGCCAACCAGATGGTCAACGACACTAGGGCTGCCCAAATCACGCACAAGGTCCCGGAACCTAGTCTGCTCTGGACGTAAGCGCCGCTCCTCACCTTGGCGCTTCACCTCCCAAAGTAGAAGGCAGTGCCCCGGCGCGGTCGGAAGAAAGGCCATCACATCCACAAGTCCAGGCGTCCGCATCGCCCCCTGGTAATCGCCCTTGCGGCGCGGGATGCCCGTCACCCACACGTCCGCGCCCAGCGTGCGCAGTAGTTGCACGCCATGCTGCTGCTCGACCTTTTCCAGCGGAGGTTTTGGTTTCATCGTCGGCGCTCCAACTCCAGCACGCGCAAGTTGTTCTTGCGAACCGGCGTCGGCCATTCGCGTCTCGCCATAACACGTCCGCACATCGTCATACCTCGGCACGTCAGGCCAGTGCTTCGCCAGTACGGCGCAGCAGAACGGCTCACACTCCACCTGCCAGCGCACCTCGAAACCCGCCCACTCGAAGCCCAACTCCAGTCCACCGATGCCGGAGAAGAGTGAGCCGACCGTGAGCCTACGCGGCACACACGCCTCTGTGGCGCTCCGCGTAGGAGTCAGCCGGTAGTCAGTCGTCATGTATCCCACGTCTCCGCGATGCGCGCCGCCGCAGCGGTATCCGCTACCCACGCCGTGCGCTCGGCGCGTGACACATCCTCCAGATAGCGTTGCGTCAGCCGGAGCCGCGCATCACGCGACGGCAGCACGATCCGCACCGCGTATCCACTCCACTGGAACGTCCGCGTGCCTCGGTAGTGGTAGGGCACCTGCGCGCCCGACGTCCGCGTGTACGCGCGCACCGCGTGGAAGATCCGCTTCCGCTGGCCCGTGGGCGTCGTCTCGATCAGGTCGCGGTTGCGGAAGAAGTAGACGCACCGCTTCAGGTCGATCCCGAACGCCGCGACCATCCCCGCCTTGCGCGCGCGAATCACGATCCGGTCAAGCGTCTCGCAGTAAGTGCTCGCCGCCATCAGCAGGATGTTGGGCGCCCACTGCGGCGGTTTGTCAGCCAGCCAGTCTGGATACCGCCAGGCGTAAGTGCGCCGTCGGATCGGCTCCGGTCGGCGATGACCGCGTCGCCCACTCGGATAGATCGTCGAGGTCTGAACCTCCAGCGACTTGAGCACCACGGGACCGTCAGGTCCATCGAGTCCGATGTGGCACCGCACGGGCTGCGTGAGTCCGCGAGGCGCGTAGCCGCGCGCGGCGTTGAAGCGCCAGTCGTAGATCAGCGTCAACTCGTAGACGCGCCCCGCCCACCGCTGCACACACCGAGGATTGATGAGTCGCCTAAAGTAGACGAACGACGGGTAGACCTCCTCGTCCGACGGCTGGCTTGGGAAGAGCACGCCCCCCACCGTCACCGATGGGTCGATGCGTGGGGGCGCCGCCGCTGGCGACCAGAAGGCATCCGCTGCGATGGCGAACCCGACCCGGCCGAACAGCGCATAGGCTTGCGGGTCATAGCGACGCAGCCGGCGCAAGCACACGAAGTACTCGTCGAGGCGGTCAAGGATGGCGGCGCGAAAGTGCCACCGCGTGCTCCCCTCGGCGTTCCCGTGTCGCCGGCTCTCCGTCGCCTCCTCCGCGTCCCAGTGTTCCGCAGTGTCCCGCGAGTGTCCCGTGGGACGCTGGGCCGGCCAGATCCACAACACGAGGCGGGCGACGTGACGACGGAACCAGGCAATCATGCGCGGCCCCCTGAAGAGGCGAGACGCTCCCACACGCGCACGGGGCGTGCGTGGCAGGCCACCCGCGTAGACGGTCGATACTGCGCCGTTGGGCGGATCAGCCCGAGGCGCGAGGCGTGACGAAGCAACGCGCCCATCGCACGCGGCTCGTGCGTCGTCACGGTGAGAGGGAGCGAGTGCCAGACGAGGTCACTCGTGAACAGGTCACCGTGGTCGAGCGCGCGGACGACAGCGAGGGCCTCCTCGAACCACGGCTCGTGGGCGTGCTCCCGCACCTGCTCCAACGCCGACTCGCGCGCCTGCTGCGGCGTCTCGTGCGCGCGCCTCATCAGGTCGAACAATGTGGTCATCGGTGACTCCCGGGTGGTTGGCGCCAGATATCCTCGTCCCCGAGTTGATAGGCGGGGTTGCGGCGGCGCGCGCGCACCCACGCCTCAGCCCTCGCGAGTGCCTCCTCGATGGGTCCGGCCGGCTCGAGCTCCGGCGGAAGGGCGGGCAGGCGGCCCGACCCGCGAGGGCGTCCGACTGGCTGTGAGGGCGTGCGCCGTGGACGCCCGTTGCGGTCGGATGCGGGCACACGCTGCAAGCGGGTCCTCACAAGCGTGCTGGCCCTCGCCGCCGCCTCACGGCACGCGAGGCCGCAGAAGGTGCGCAGCGACTCCTGCAAGGAGGGCGAGACGAGGGCCTGGCACCAGACGCACAGCACGGGTCGCCCGAGCAGCATCTGCTGTCGGGCGTGCGCGCGCCGGAGGGTGAGCCGGTCGCGGAGACGCACGACGCACGCCGTGTGGTAACACGCCTGGGGTGCCAGGCCCTCCTCTTCGAGCCACTCGCCGCACAGGCCGCACTGCTTCCGGGGACTCCTCATGCGCTGGCCCTCCGCTCGGCGATCAGTGCGTCCACACACTCAGCCTCAGTGCGGCATTTCGGGTCGTGCGGGCAGCGTCCGAGCGCTTTACGCCGGAACTCCCGCATCTCCTGCCGCTCGCGCTCGCTCGGCACGGCGCGCAGCGACGACTGCGACGCCTTCAACGCGCCCGTGCTCTCTAAGTGCTCGACCATCCGCGCCCGCAGCCACGCCAGCGGGTTCAGCACCTGCTCACCGTCGGCCACGAGCTTCGCGTCGAGTTGGGAGAAGACCTCGAACCAGTCCACGGTGTCAGCGGCGGGTAGGAGAGGCTGCACGAGGGTGTCGAACATCTTGGGACTGACCGTGAGGCGTTGCCCCCGAAACGACGACCTCGCGCGCGGTGTGTGTGTTGTTCCTGTTCCTGTTCCTGTTCCTGTTCCTGCTCTTGTTATCGAACACCTATCCGATACCGTATCCGATACCCCAGCGATACCGTATCGAGAGAGGGTCTGAAGGCACCGATCGAGCAGTGGCCCTGAGGGCACCGCGAACCGGTCCTTCAGCGCGCCCTGCGCCGCCTTCGGATTCGGCGGCGGGTTCCACGCCCACCAGGACGGGATGAGCAGCACGCGTGTGTCCTGGTCCCACTCCCACTCGAAGACCTTGCACGCCTCGGTAAGCCGCGCGACGACCTGCTCTGGAGTCACGCGCAGGTCTTCCGCCGCGAGCGCCGGGCTGAACACGAAGCATCCGAGGCGGTTGGTTTGCGGGCCGGTCAACGCATAGAGCGCGAGCACCTTCGCGCCGGCTGAGAGTTTCGCGAACCCGGTGTGTCGCCAGATCCGCACGAACACCTTGCGGTAGACCGCGTCCGACATCTCACTTGCCGCCTTTCGGCTTGTCGAGTGCGAAACGCACGAGGGCGTCGAGGGCGCGCAGGTCAGTCTTGGTCAGCACGGGCGGCACGCCTGCGAGGGCACGCGCGTGGAGTTTGCGGAGGCGCGCCGCCGCCTCGTAGGGACGACGGCGGCCGTGGTGAGTGGGCATGAGCGACGACCTCTAAATGGGGACCGTGGGCGGCGGCGGATGCGCCACGGACCAGTGGTGCGCGCGAACTCAGCCAGTGACTTTACGACCCGACAATGGATGCAAGTTTGTTCCATTCTGAGCGTCTATCCCATGAACATTAGGGTAAGGCTCATAAAGGAACGGAATGTCGTCGAGCGGGATGTCGCTGGTCGGCGGCAACGACGCGGCCTTCGGCGTGCCGCGCGGAGCCGGCGCGGCCGGCGGCAGCGGCGTGTCGATCACGGGGCCGATGTCGTCCACGTTGTCGTAGACCCTCCCGTCCTTCGACGCCTTCGCGACGATGCGGAGGGCGCAGCGGTCCTTGGAGTTCATCAGCGCGCGGACCTTCTCGATGTTCAACTCGGACCAGAACCCGGCGACGTGCTCGATGCCGGCGTCATCCGCGAGCACGACCTTGTACGGCTTGGTGTCGGCCACCAGGTCCACGACGGTGCCGACCACCGTCCGCTTCGATCCGACCGGGTGCTCGGACAGAGTCGAGAGCCGATGCTTCGGCGCGCCGCTCGGGCGCGAGGCCGGCGTCGCGTCGGCCTGGTGCGACACCGCGTCGTCGTCCTCGTCGGCGGCGATGCCCGCGAAACTCGCGAGCGCGTAGCGCCGCAGATAGGTGATGGCGGTGCCCACCGACTGCGGGCGCGCGTCGCCGACCGCGCACGCGAGGTCGTCCTCGACCCACTGCCCACTGGCGTGCAGGATGCGAGTGGTGACGACAAGATTCCCGTCGCCACGCAGCGACGGTGCCTGCACGATGGACAGGCCGTGCGCCGCGAACACCGGGCGCACGACGTCGAGGAGCGCCGGCAAGGAGAGGTAGCCGTAGCTGTAACTCCCCTTCGCGGAGGTGACGTGCGCCTCCGCATCCTTCGTGGGATTCGTGAGCGCACCCTGCGCCGCTGCGAGCGCCGGGGCGATCTGGTCGAGCTCAGGCGAAGTCGTCATCGGTCCTCCAGTGTGGTGTCGTCGGCTCCGGTCGCGAGGGCACCGAGCAGGGCTCGTGGTGGAGCCCATGATGCCGATGCGGTGAGAATTACGGCCTGGTATAGGTGTAGAGCACACCATGCACGTCAGCCACGAGCCCGTAGCCGCGCCGCCATACCTCCCAGCGCGCCTCGACGTGTGCTGTGTGTTTGGGCTTGTTGCTGTAGGACAAATCTGAGACGCACGCGAGACGCGAGCGGAGCGCAGCGTCCCACGCAGCGGCCCGCGCAACGGCCCCCGCCGCGGCCCCCGCAGCGTCCCACGCAGCGTCCCGCGCAGCGGCCCACGCAGCGGCCCCCGCAACGGCTCCCGCCGCGGCCCGCGCCGCGGCCCGCGCAGCGGTCCGCCTCTCGTAATGTTTCCACGCTTGGTCGGGTGGCCCTTGCGGCGCGAACCACAGCACATCACCGATCTCGCTGATGACGCGCTCAACGTCGCGCACCCACTGCGGCTTTCGCGCCGACGAGACGACACGCAATGAGGCTACCCGATACTTCGTCGCGTCCTGGCCCAGAATCGGGCCATCGCTTTCGACGCGCCACAGGGCGCCCGGAAACCCGCCGTATCCGATAGCGTCCTTCGCGGCCACAGAGAAGTGCAGACCTACGCCGCACGAAGCGCCGTCATTGGGCGCTCCAATCACTCTGAGCGTGGCACCCGTCGTGTAGCCAACGGACGGATCGTGCCAGCTCGTGCCGTCCGGGCGCGTCCACTTGTAGCCACGAATCATGACGCGACCTCCTGTGCCGCGTTCGTGCGAAGTCGTCATCGGTCCTCCAGTGTGGTGTCGTCGTCGGCTCCGGTCGCGAGGGCACCGAGCAGGGCGGCGCGGTCGGCCGGCTCGACGCCTCGCAGGGCGAGATGATACGCGGAGGTCACGGTGATCGCACGCGCGACCCACACGTCCTGCTCACGACGTGTCAGGGCGTCCCAGGCGCGCGGCCGCTCGAAGGCCCGGTGCCACCCGTGCCCGAGGTGCTCCGTGTGCGGCCGGCCACCAGCGGCGACCGTGTCCTCGTAGAGCCGGCGGGCGGCGTCGCGGTGCGCGGCCTGGCGGCGCGCCGGGTCCGTCGCGCGCACGGTCTGCTCGGCCAGGTCGAGCAGGCGACGGCGGTGCTCCTCGTGCGCGACGCCGAGCGTGCCGTCCCGCTGGATGACGTGCGCCTGCAAGAGCGCGGCGATGCGTCCCGCGAGCACCGAGTCCACGAGCGCGAGTGTGTGGGCACTCATGCGCGCGCCTCGTCGGCGAGCCGGGCGGCGCGCCGCGCGCCCCACTGGTGCTCGTGCAGGAGGGCGAGCAGCACCCCCTCAGCCTCACGCAGGCCCGCCCACTCGCCGAACGGGCAGACCTCCTCGCGGTGCTGCCGCACCTGGTCGAGCGCGTCTACGAGCGCGCGCACGGCGGGGTCGGGGTCGCCCGCGAACTGCGCGAAGCAGTCGGTGTCGTGCCCGAGGGTGCTGGGCCACGCGCACTCGGCGCACCGGGGCGCGTCGTAGCAGTCCTCGCACTCGCGCTCGACGCCGTCGAGGTCGGCGTAGCACCCGCCGGCTCCGTAGCCGGCCGAGATGATGCGCGCCCGGCAGGGCACAACGCCCGTGCAGCCGCGCGAGGCGTGACGGCAGGGGTGGTGATGATGAGCCATGGTGGTCGGGCCTCCAGTCCCTTCCGGCGGTTACCAGTGCAGGCGGTCGATTCGACGGAGGAGCGTGTCTCCGTCGCGGATGTCGTGGCGCTCGCGCCACTCGCGGTAGAGCACGCGCGCCCGGCGCGGCCCGAGGGTCCACGGGGACTCGGCGACCGGCACCTGCCGGCGTCGCCGTTCGGCGCGCGCCTCGTGGCGCTCCACCAGGTAGCCGGCGACGGCGAGCGCGAGCGCGCCCGCGACGACGACGGCGACCGCTTCGACGAGGTCCATCAGCGGCCTCCCCTCTGTCGCAGCCACTGCGCGAGGTCGCGCGCTGACCAGCGGGGGCGTCCCGGCCACTGCGGCAGCTCCGGCGGCGCGGTGCCGGCGGCGCGCCAGCGTCCGAGCGTGCGGACGCTGACCCCGAGGCGGCGGGCGACTTGGACACGGTCCAACGTCTTCAGTTTCCTCATGCCGCAGGATAGTAGCATGGGACATAATGGGTCGTCAAGCGTCACGGGTTCAGGCCGGGTTTCCTCCCCACTTGACAGACAACCCACCGTTTGGTAGACTGCTCCTCGGAGGACACGAGCATGGCTGACCTCTTTCTCCGTTCCGGGTCGGGCTACGACGGGCCGGTGACGCGCAACGAGCGCGGCCGGCTCGGCGTCGTGCGCGAGCGCCGCTGCGGACGCTGCGGCGGGGCCGGGCGGTCCGCGAAGTGGGCACACTCCGGCTGGACCTGCTACGACTGCGGCGGGTCGGGGCACCGCGAGAAGGAGTGGGTGCCCCTCTACACGTCCGAGCAGTTGGCGAAGCTCGCAGCGGCGACGGCTAAGCGCGCCGAGACGGCCGCCGCGAAGCGCGCCGCCGCGCAGGCCGCGAAAGACGCGGAAGTCGCCGCTAGGCGCGCCGCGTTCGAGACCGCGCACGCCGACTTGCTGGCGCGTGCGCGCGCCGTGCGCTACTCCGGCGCGTCGCCCATCCTCGGCGACCTGCTCGACCGCGCCACCGAGAAGGCGGTCCTGAGCGATGCACAGGTCGCGTTCCTCGCGCGTCTCACCGACGAGGCCGAGGCGCATATCGCCGCCGCGCGCGCCAGCGAGCACGTCGGCACCGTCGGCGCGCGCCTCGACCTCACGCTGACCGTGGACCGCGTCGCGAGCTTCGACCGCGAGCCGTTCCACAGCTACGGCCACAGCTACCCGGTCACCGTCTACGTGACGACTCTGCACGACGAGGCCGGTCACGTCTTCGTGGTCAAGACGCCCCGCTGGAGCGGCACGCCGGGCGCGACCGTGCGCCTGCGCGCGACCGTCGCCGCGCACGACTACTACCGGTCGATCCGACAGACTCGCTTGGAGCGTGTCACCGAAAGGACCGACAAGGGCCACTCCGACCCAGTGTTTCCGGCCTGAATTCGGCCGGGTTGACAGTTAACCCACCGCTTGGTAGACTTCCGAGTGGAGGACATGACCATGCCGCGATACACACGCGTCCGACCCACGACCCGCGAGAAGTTCGAAGCGCTCCAGTCCCGCGCGCGCGAGGCGCGGGACGCGCACCGCCACTACGCCGCCGGCGTGCTGCGCCGCTACGGCGCGACCTGGTACGCGCCGCTCGCCACGCGCCGCCGGCTCGACGTGATCCAGCGCGCGTCGGCCAGGCGCGACGCGACGCTCTACCGGTGGCTCGCGACCTATTCGCCGCGCGACTGGACGCGCGGGTGCCCGGTCAGCTACGTCCTCGACACGCTCACCTACGACGACGCGCTCACCTCGGGCGCGCTCGCGATCGTCCCGCCCCCAGCGTGGGGCGGCACGGAGGAAGACGCGCGCCGGTTCGCCGAACCGGTCGCGCCATGGAGGCAGCAATGACTCAGCCGCGCGTGCCCGTCCCGCAAGGGTTCAAGTGTGTCGCTCCGCACGTCGCGCACCCGGTGGACGGGGAGCGCGGCGACCTGCTCGTGGCGCTCGCCACGGGCCACTACGTCCTGAGCGTCTACGGCACGCTCCGCAGCGTCCCGCAGGCGTGGGCGCGCGACTTCGCGCGGAACTGGAGGTAGTCATCGTGGGCGTCATCCACCGCTACCTGCACGACGCGTGGGACGCGCACCGGAGCGGCGACGTGCGCCTCGAAGAGGACGAGATCGAGGTGGCGTATGGCCGCGCGTAAGAACGCCGCGGCGGTCGCGCTCGGCCGGCGCACCAGCCCGGCAAAGGCAGCGGCGGCGCGCGCGAACGGCACGCGCGGCGGTCGGCCGCGCCTCCCGTGCGTCGTGTGCGGGCGCACCGACCGGCCCAAGCTCGGGCACGGCCGGCGGTGGAACTACTGCACGACGTGCGTCATGAAGCGGGTCACCACCGCTTCGTGACCTCGACGCCGCCCGCTGGCGTGCGGTCGCCCCACAACCACTCGACCCACGCGCCGAGCGACCACCGCCGTGGCAGGTCGGCGCGCACGCTCGCCTCGGCCCCCCGCTCGGTCGCGGCCACGCGCAGGGAGTCCTCCTCCTGCTGCGCCACGATCTTCCCCGCCTGCGTCGCGAGACTCTCCCGATCAGCCACAGGGCACGCCCTCCCGCAGTAGTGACGGCGGCGGCGAGGCCAGCAGGTCGAGCCACCCGAGCGACTCCCACCAGTCCACGTAGGGCGTGGTATGGAGCACGCCACTGTGGCCCGCGCCGTCGATATCGATCTGCACATCCGCCGTCCACAGGCGGTCGAAGGCGCGCCACTCCGCGCGCCGCTGCGCGCCGAGCATCCGGTCTCCAAACCCGCCGAGGATCTGCATGTCGCGGATCGCCGCCCACCACCCCGTCGTGTTGTAGAGGTGCGCCCAGTAGCCGATGCGCGGTCGGGCGAGCGCGGCGACCTCGGCCAGGTCCGCACGAACCGGCGAGCAGACCGACATGACCATGGTCGGCGTCGCGCCGTAGAGGGCCGCGCTGAAGAGCACCGGCTGCAACCCGTGACTGTGGGCGACGACCGGACACGGCGCGTCGGTGCCGATGTCAGGCCGGCGCGGGTCGAGAAACACGGCGAGGTTCGCGCCGGCCGCCTCCCAATCGAGATGCGGATGGCGCAGCCACGGGAGGCCGTTGGCCCGCGTCGTCCACGGAAACACGAGTGGCGACCAGCCGTCGGCGACGAGCACGTCGTAGAGCGTCACGCGCCCGCCCTCCCCCGGCTGATACCACTCCCCGTGCGTCTGCCGCCCCCGCCACGCCCACGTCCCCGGCACGAGCACGACCGGTCGCCCCATCAGCCCTCCTTCAGACCCTCTCTCGATACGGTATCGGATACGGTATCGGATACGGTATCGGATAGGTATCGGATAGGTGTTCGATAACAGGAACAGGAACAGGAACAGGAACAGGAACAACACACACACCGCGCGCGAGGTCGTCGTCGTTTCGGGGGCAGCGACGACTCACGGTCACTCCCCGCGTTCGATCGCCCGCCGGATCAACTCCCAGTCCACTGGGGCGAGGTCGGCATCCACCGGCTCCCGCGCGAGGCCGCAGTAGACCACCCACGCGACCTCGACGCCCAACGCCCGCCCGACCGCCTCCAGCACGCTCGCTCGCACCGGCACGCTCCACCCCTTCACCTGACAGGCATGACGCCACGCCCCCACAAGGCCCGCCTCACCGACAGCGCAGGGCTAGGAGAGGCGAACGCCAGCCCGCCGCACCTGCGGGATGTCGGCTCACCGAAGTGCCCCCAGACGTCTGTCTATGTCCGCGATCTCGGCCCACCACCGGGTCTGCTCCGGCGACTCCCCGAGCCGCTCTCGGGCCAACGCCCGCCCGGTCGCCGTGTCGGCATCGTCCCACGGTCGGCCGCCAAGGGCCAGGCGTTCGTCGGCCGCTTGGGCTGCACGCACTCGCGCGTCGAGGTCGGCGCGCTTGGCGAGCAGGTCTTGGCGCTCCAAGGTCGCAAGGTCTGCCGGCGATAGGCTCGCGCGCGCCGCCGCCAGTCGCGACTGTGCATCACGGAGGCGGTCCACGGCCGCCTGGAACTGCGCCCGATGGTGCATACGCATCGGGGCGAGCGACTCGGCGGCGCGCTCCGCTTCCGCGACCTCTGACACGAGGCTGGAGAGGTCCACGCTCCGCACGGGTGGAGGCGCGCTAACACGTCCCGCCACCTTCCGCGCTCGCGCGAGCAGGTTCGCCGAGAACGGGTCGCCCTCGACAGCACGGTCAGCCTCCGCCGAGTTGATCCAGTCGAAGAACCCGCGCGTCGTCGGCTTGGTCGAGCCGACTGCGTAGTCGTTATACAACTCGCTCGTCTCGTCCACGCCCAGCACCCGACGCATCTCGCGCATGGACCGCTCACGTAGGGGCTTCAGCGGCGGCGGGAGATACTGTCGGGCACCCCGCTCGGCCTCCCGAGTGGCCGTCTTCATCTCGGCGGCGAGACGCGCGTAGTCGGGGTGAGTGGGACGCATCCCGCCGGACACATCGTCAAGCCGGCGCGCTGCCGCTTCTCGGATCGACAACTGACGCCCCATCGGACCCTCGCTTGTGCGCTTCACGCCTGCCGCTTCAGCGAGGAGTTCCCACGGGTTCGTCGCGTAGCCGTAGCCTCTCTGCGTCCCACGCTGGTAAGCGGTCAGAAACCGCTCGCGCCCGTGCTTGGTCGCGTGCGCATGGTGCATGAGTTCATGCACCATCGTCCTGAGGCGAGGGTCATCGCCGAACGGGCCAGGCTGCGCCGTCTCCAGCGACGGAGACACGCCGACCGTGGACGGACCAGACGGGTTATCCGGGTGCGGCGGTCGCCACTCGGCGAGTGGGCGCATCCCGAGTGCCTTGTTCAGGTAGGCATCGTCGAGTGACTCGTCCGGTCGGAAGTCTACCGACCGCATCAGGCGCGGGTATCGCTTTGTGAGGTGCCGCAGTACCTCCGCGAGCTTCGGCAACTGCGCACGCTCGAAGTCGGCGATCGTGCCCGGCAGCATGAGACCCTCGCCGCCGCCGAACGCCGCGCCGAACGCCGCGTCGCCCTGCTGGCGCGGCGTCGGCGGTCCCATGCGCGCGCCCGCGAACGCGCCGGCCCCGGCGTGCTCCGTCATCCGCTCGGGCAGCGACGGGTCGCCGGTTTTGTCCCGCGCCGCCTCGACCATCTGCGGGAGTTGCGTCGAGAGGAACGCGACGGCTGCGCTGACGGGGTCCATGTCAGGGATACCTCGTGCCCTTCTTCACCTGGACGTGGAAGTGCTCGTTCGGCGTGCCCACACCTTCGAGGAGCACCGTGAAGCGCGGCCCGAGGCGCGTCTGGAGCACCTCGCGGAACTTCCGCTTCGAGAGCGGCGAGAAGCTCTTGGACCGCAGGTCCACCGCCTCGTCGGTGTAGTGCCGCGACTTCGGCGCGTGGACGCTGTCGTGAATCGACGTGAGGACGACCTCGCCTGGCACGAGGTGCGGGCACGCATCGACCGTCTCGCGGAGCGCCGCGAGGATCTCGACGAGGGCGTGCGAGACGCCGACCAGGCGCACCGTCGGCTTGCAGAAGATCGGCGTCACGTCACCGCGCCCCCACTTTGTGCAGCCAGTCGCCGATGGTGAAGAGCACCTGCACCCCGGCCCAGAACGCGAGGCCGAGCACGCCGACCCCGGCGAGAATCCGTCGCCAGTCGTTGAGCGGCACGATGGGGGGCGGGTCATCGTGCCGGCGATGCGGGCGGTCGAAGACCTCCTTGTCGAGGTTCGTGACTCGACTGTCGAGCCGCACGATGGACTCGCCGTGCTGCGTGAGCGTGGTTGCGAGGACTTCGAGGCGGGATGCGTGGACCGCCATGAGATGTTTGAGGTTATCGAACCCGTCGCGCTGAGACGCGAGGATCGACTGCAAGAGCATCCGCTCGGACTCGTCCATGGTCGCCGTGTCCCCGAATGGCCCCTCGTGTCCCATTCATGCTAGACTGACAGTGGGAGGATTATGCCGAGACCTACCGACTTCCGCCGCCGCTCCGCTTCGCGCGGTGTGCCGCCATCTGCGCCTCCAGATCCGCCAGGAGTTGGTCGAACGACGGGTCGCCTGTTGGTCCTCGACGGCGCAACTCGGCGAGAAGTCGCGGCGATGCGCCGCGCCGGGCGTCAGCCAGACGGGCAATTAGCTCAGGCAAGGGAGTCGTACCTTTCCCGACTCCATGCGTTCTATGTAGCAGCCCACCAGGCTTGGCACCAAGGTCGAACACCGCCTCCTGGCCGTACTTCATGCCCATCAGCTTCCCCTGCAACGAGTCCCGCGCGTTGCTCGGAAGCGCCACTGTGTCAAGAACCGTCGTCCCTATCGGGGCGGGACGAGTCCCGATCTTGATGTTGTCGGTTGGGCCTGTCTTCCATGCCACAACGGCCGCGCCGCGTGTGAGTGCGTCCGTGTTGTCCTTTGCGTAGGCCTGGAGCGCCGAGTCGAGGTCGGCACCCGGTGGCACGTAGCGTGTGCGCTCAGGGGCGACCGCAACTGACGTGCGCGGCAAGCCGAACGCATTGCCCACGCCAGGCAGCACCGTGGCTCCACCCTCGCGTCGCGTCAACGTGGCCGTCTCGCTCGCGGCGTTCGAGATGTCGGACATCTCCTGCGGCGTCAGGCTCGCGATGGCTTGCTGGAGCGTGTGCTGTTCACCTACGGGGTACCCCTGCGTCGCGGCCCGGCCACGCTCGAAGAACTCGTACTCGTCGCGCCACGCCTTCCAGAACGCGGCTTGCGCTTCTTTCGTGCTAAGACCAAGCTCTGCGCCGACCCGGCGGATATTGTCTTCGATAATTTGGTAGGCACTGTTCGCGAGCGGACCATCGCCGAGGTAGACCGACTGCTGGGCGGTCGAACGGTGGGCCTGCCTCAGGGTGTTGCCGGCCTCGTCAACGGCTTCGGTGGGAAGACCGGCCCCTCGGAAGATGTGTCGGTCAACGGTCGCCGGCTCTTCTAGTTCGCCCAGGTAGCCGGGCCGCCGCTCGTCGGCAAGGTTGTAGTCGTAGCTCTCGATCTTCCTGTTCCCGAGCGGGATGTCTTTCTCCAGGTAGTTACGAAGCGACTGGAGGCCGGGTGCCCACTGCTTCGTACCAGTCGGGCCGGTCTTTGCGGTCATACCCCAAGGGAACAAATCGAGCAACTGCTGCGGGTCGCTCGCGCCTCCCTGAAGCCCAGCGAGCACCTTAACGAACTTCCGGTAGTCATCAAGCGGGCCAGCGTTCGACCCGAACGCCGCGTATGCCTTGATCGCGGTGCGTTGTCTCCAGGTGAATCGTCCGTCGATCAGCGGTTCGCCGCGTCGCCGAGGCAACTCTCGCAGCACGAAGGGCACCATCTCGTCGTACCACTGCGGCGCATTGCCGAGCCTCCCGGCCTCGATGTATCTCCGGTAGTGGTCAGGATCGAACGCGACTCCACCCGAGTCCTGGTGGATACGCGCAACGTCTTCCGCCGCCTTCATCACCTGGCTATGGATCCGTTCTGGCTTGACCGACTGGTAGTGCGGGATCATTTCCTGCACGATCTCTTCGACAGAGCGGCCCTTGCCAAGCTCCTGCGCGCCGTACATGCGGATCTTCTGGAATGCGCTCATTCTCCACAGAGGAGCGGCGGCAGACGACACGCCACCAGCGGCCTTTGCGAGCGCACCTACGGCCTTCGCGATAGCCGGCCCGCCTTCGGTCAGCAGGTTGATCGGGTCTTCGACGAGAGCCTTGCTGGCCTCGTAGGGCGCTCGCTCTCCTGGGAGATGCGCCATCTCGTCGTATGGCTCGGTCGGAAAGCGCGGCAGGCGCGGCGTCTGCGTGTCCATCCCGAGCGCGCGCAGGAGCGCGCGCGCGGCTTGGGACGGAAGTTCGGCGAGGTCGAGCGCGACGTTAGCTGTCTCGCGCATGGTCGATGGCAGGTAGCGTTCATACCACGGGGTCGGCGTGAGGCGCGTGTCTTCGATCATCGCCACTGGCGTCACGCCAGTCGCGCGCTCCATGGCCGCCACGCGCGGCGACGGAGCCTGATAGGGGTCGTGGCTTGCCATCGGTCCCTGTTCCTGCGCGAGTCGCAGGAAAGCATCCTGTAGAATCCGGTCCTGTGGTCCTGGCATCTCACGCCCTCGCGGAGGCTCCCTCGTGCTGCATGACTACTTCCCGATCGCGCTCGTGCTGGCCGTCTACGTGCCCGTGTGGTGCTGCGCCCGGCCGCTCGTGCGCTGGTCCCGTGCGACCCCTGACCCCTTCGGCTCTCCCGCCCGCTCACTGGTGCTCGGCCCACTGGCCGCCATCGGAGCCGTCCTGCTGCTCGCCTCGGTGACGACGCCGGCCCTGCGCGCCGTCGTCGCCCTCCTGCTGGCCCGCGCGCTATGGCAGCAGTGCCGCCGCGTGTGACGGCATCAGCGTCATCGTTCCCTCGACCCTCCGCGACTCCAGCGCGGCGAGTTCCCGCTGCGCGAGCGCGAGGGCCTCGGGCAGGTCGTCCGCGTTGCGCGTGAGCGCGTCCGACAACCGCCGCGCCGTCACGGCTGACACCAACTTGAAGTTCGGCGACATGATGAACTTCAACGCCTGCCGGCCGAGGAGGCCGCCGATCGCCGCGCCGCCGGCCCCGCCCATCAGCCCGCCGCGCTCGTAGCCCTGCTGCGCGCCCGTCAGGCCTCCGAGGATCGCCGACAGGCCGCCGACGTGCTGCCCGACGCGTCGCCGCGTGGTCGCCTCGACCGCGTCGCCCAGGTGCGCGTGGAAGGCGTAGTCGGCGTTCGGTCCCCGGATCTCCGGCACGGTGTCGGCGAGTCCCTGCGCGACCGGCACGCGCGCATCGCGCGCCGCTGCGCGGTTCGCCGCCCCGAGCGCATCGACCAGGAACCCGTCGTTCTTCGCGCCGGCCGCGATGCGGTCCCACGCCTGACGCATCTTCCGTGCGTTGTCCACGCTCATGTCGGGACCGTGCGCGCGGACCTGCGCCAGCAGTCGTTCGAGCGCGTCATACATCGTCGGGTCGTGCGTGACCAGGTGGCCGGCGCTCGCGGGCGTCTGATACTCGGTCATCAGGCGTTCGATCTGCCGGATGATCGGCGCCGTCGGCACACGCGACGGCTCGACCTCGTCGAGCACGTCGGTGAGGCCCGTGCGTCCCGTCCGCATCGCCGACCGGGCCGAGACGCTCGCGGTCGGGGCGGCGTTCGTGAGCGCGGCGGCGGTCGCGGCCGGCCGGTTCACGCGCAGGGTCTTCGTGACCTCGCTGCGGAACGTGTAGAGCACGTTCGACACGCGGTGCGCGAGCGCGCGCACCTGCTCGGCGTTCGTGTTGGTCGGGTTCACCGCGTCAAGCTCCACGACGATGGCGTCGAGTTCCGCCTGCGCCTTCGGCGCGAGCTTCACGCCGCTCACCGTCAGCGCGCCGATCGCGCGCCGGAGTTCCGCCTTCGCCGTGCGGACCGTGTGCCCGACGTTACCCTGCCGCACGGTCGAGAGCACCGCGTCGATCCGCTGGGCGGCCGACTGCGCTTGCCCTTCGGCGTAGGCCGCGACCCCGTCCAGGCCACGCACCGCGACGTGCGAGGGCAACGCGCGCGCGACCGCCGCCGCGTTCTTCCCGACCCACGCCTTGAGTCCCTCGCGCGTCGGCGCGATGGCCTGCCCGACCATCGTCTCTGACATCCGGCCGACCCGCGTCGCGACCGGCATGACGGCTCCGCGCAGCATCGCCGCGGCGCCTGGCGTCGCGGCGCCCACCGCGGCCCCGAGTCCGGGGTCGCCCGTCTGCGCGGAGAAGAGCGCCGCGCCTTGCCCGGCCCCCGCCACGGCGCTCGGCACGCCTCGCACGGCGCGCGCCGCGAGGCGACCGGCGCGACCGGACCCCATCGCCGCTCTCACACGAGCAGCCCCCGTGGCGGCTAGTCGTGTCGAGAGGCCGGCCTGCGCGCCAGGCAGCGGCAGGAACGCGGACCCCACGTCGAGCGCCAGACCGCCGAACACTTGTCGGCCGTTGGTCGGCTGGAGTTCCTCGCCGAGCGCCGCGAACCCGCGCGCCGCGCTCGTCGCGTGCGACGTGCCGAGCAGTCGGTCGAGTGCCGGGCTGGTGGCGACCCAGTCGCTGACACGTCCGACCGGGCTGCGATAGGCGAGGCCGCCGAGGTTCGCGGCATACTGGCCGGCGCGCTTCACTGCGCCGAGTGGCACGTCGAGTTCCTGCCGCGCGCCCTGCAACCAGGTGCCCCCCGTCGCGCGCATGAGGCCGGGCAGGTCCGGCCCGTGGCCCGCCGGCACGGCGCGCGTGTTCGCGTGCGACGCGACCGGCAGTATCGGCGCAAGGTCGCCGCCGCCCGCGTCGAGCGGTTCGCCGGAGTAGGGGTCGTCGAGCGGTTCGCCCGCATACGGGTCGGTGTAGGGGTTCGGCATCAGGGCACCAGCGTCCACTCCGCGCCATCCCACTCGCGGATCTCCACGGCACCGGACGAGGACCGGAACCGTCGCTTCTCGCCGACGGTCGCAGGTCGCCGCGTCGTCTGAGTCGGTGCGCCGCCAGGCTCGTAGGGGTTCGTGCCGTCACTCGTCAGCGACGACACCGACGACTTGATCGAGTTCCGCCGGATCTCCAGGTTCTTGCGGATCAGCTTCAGGTTCGCGAGCATCGAGTCGAGCGACCAGTCCGCCTTCAGGTTCTGGGCCGCGAGCGCGAGCGAGTGGTCGGTCGAGGCGTTGCCGCCCTTGTAGACCGTGCCGAGTTCGGAGACGAGGTCCGCGATCTGCGACTCCATGCCGGCCGCGAGCGCCTGCGCGTCCTTCCCGAGCACGCCGCTGCGCGCCGCCGCCAAACGCATCCGGTTCAGCGTGGGGAACTGGCCGGCATTCCATTTCTTCACCAGGTCCTCGATCACGTCGAGCGAGTGATAGGTGAAGTCCACGGCCTGCTGCAGCCGCGCCATCTGCGGCCCGTTCATGGTGCTCAGGCGTCGCTTCGTGGCGTGGTAGTCCAGCCGCGCGCCTGACAGGTCGAACCCGCGCTGCGCGAGCACCGTCTGCACGGCCGCGCTCGCGCCGTAGAACCCGGTCATCGTCGGGTCCAGGTCGCCGCGCATGATCGCCTCGGCGAGCGCCGTCGGGTTGACCTCGCCATACTTGCTGAAGAACGAGTCGCCCGAGTGCGGCGTCCCGGCGCGCCGGCCCGCTTCCATCCAGTCGCGACGCACGGCGGCGCGCAGCCTGGCGCGCTCGGCCGGCTTCAGCGGTCCCCCCTTCGCCTCCTCCGCTTCGGCGATCTTGTCGGCGACCTGCGCCTCGAACCCTTCCCCGTCGGCCAGCGCTTTCTCGCTCTTCGGCACAAGGGGCATCCCGCCGATCTTCGCCAACTCGGCAAGCGACATCGGCTGGCCCCGGAACTGCACCGCGTAGTTGTCGGGGTCGAAGTCCTTGTCGCCCTGGCGCTCGATGCTCGCCGTATAACGCTCGAACTCCTTCTGCGCGTCGGCGCGCAGCTTCCGCGCGTAGCCGGCCGGGAGCGTCGAGCCGAGGGCGTCCACGTCCACGCCCAGCGGCGTGAGCGCCGGGCGCATCTGCTGGAGGTAGCCCTGATACTCCTCGGGCGTCTCGAACGAGGCCCCGGTCGCGATCACGTTCGAGGTGAGGTCCGCGACGTTCATCAGCCGGCGTTGTTCGTCGAGTGCGGCGCGCCGGGCCAACTCCGCGCGTCGCGTCTCGGCCGCGAGCGCGAGCGTCTCGTCCTGCATCCGGTTGCGCCGCTGGCGCTCCAGGCCGACGTTGACGCCCCCGAGCAGGCCGGCCGTCGAGGCCGGTCCCTGCTTCATCGCGAGGCCGGCGAGCGCGGCCGGGATCGCCCAGAGCAGGCCCTGCTTGATCGACTCGCCCCGCGTCGTCGGCCGACGGAACATCAGCCCCTCGCGCGGGGCCGGCAACGCCTGCGGCGCGGGCACTGACTGGAGCATCGGTGCCTCGCCGAGGGCGTCGAACGTGTCGAGCGGGTCGTCGAAGTAGTCCATCGCTCGTCCTCAACGAGGGTAGAGGTAGTCGTTGTAGCTCCGACTCGGCAGGGTCGGAATGTCGAGCGCGGACGTGGGCACCGGCGACCCGACCCCGGTGCTCGGCCAGTAGTTCGTGGTGGAGGGCAGGGCTCCCGCGCCCGTGTCCTGCCCGCCGCCGCTCATCCCACCCAGCACGCCCGGCAACCCGTAGCCGATCTGCTGGAAGAGGTTCTGCCAGTAAGCGGCCTGGCGCGCGTCGCTGTTCACCTGCCCGTTCAAGAGGTCGCCATACTGGTTCGCGACACTCTGCTGCGACGGCACGAGGCCGTTGAGCATGGCGTAGAGGCTCGCCTGCTCCTGCTGCGCCATCGTGCGCGGCATCGCCGCGATGTTCAGTGCCTGGAGTTGCTGCGCGAGCGCATCCGAGTATTCCTGCCGGCGCAGGTTCGCCATCCCGCTCGCGCCCGCGAGGAGGTTCTGATACTGCTGCTGCGCCGCCTGCAACGACATCTGCCCGCTCGACACGAGTGCTTGCAACCGTGCGGACTCGTTCGCGAGGTTGACCTGCGTGCCTCGGTTCGCCGCGCCCTCGCCGAACTGCGCGAGGTTGCCCGCGTAGCCCTGCGCCGCCGCGCGTCGCCGCTCGCGCTCGTTGGTCACGTATTCGTAGAGGGCCTGCCGCCCCTGCGCATCCGCGAGGCCATACGCCTTCTCGACCTCCGCGAGCGCGGCGAGCGTCGGTCCGCTGGTCGGCCCGAGGCCGCGCGCCGCTGCCTGCTCGGCCATGCGCTTGTTCGCCGTGTCGCGCGCATAGGCGTTGCCGCCGAGGTAGCGCGCGCGCAGCGCCGCATCGTCGGCGGCCGTCATCGGGTCCTGCTTCAACCGCTCGACCTCGCTCTTGACCTCGTCCTCGTAGTACTTCGAGTAGGGGTTCGCGGCGGCGGTCGCGCGCGACTTGTAGTTCGCGAGCCGGCCGATGATGTGCTGCAACTCGGGGCTGGTGCCCTGGTTGGTGAGCGACCGGAAGAGGCCCTCGATGTCGCCGTAGCGCGGCGCCGGCTGGTTGAACGCGCCCATCGCCTTCGTCCACTGGGTCGCGAACGGCTGCGTCGTCGGGTCCGTGCCGAAGATGTCGGACACGGTCCATCCCGCGCCGCCGGCCGACGACGACGCGAGCGGGTTGGCGTAGCCCACCTGCGGGAAGTAACTCCGCATGTTGCCGCCCCCGCCGCCGTAGGTGTCGCCGGGCACGAACGCCGCTGACCCGCCGAACTCGTCGGAGCCCGGCTGACGGTATTCAGCGGACGTGTAGTAGGGGTTCTGCATGGACTACTCCAAGCGACGATAGCCTCGGTGGCCGACCACGTCCTCGCGGCCCGGTGAGGCCGCGCGCGCCTGCGCCGTGCGCTTCGGGGCCTGCGTCAGCCCTTGGTAGGACTGGAGGTCCGGGTTGCGCTGCATGTAGCCCGGCAGGCGGCCGATGCTCATGCGGATCAGCGCATCGTAGAGCGGCGACGTGTTCGCGATGCGCTGCTGCTGCTGGTTCACCAGGTGCTGCGCCTGCTGGAACTGGGGATACTGCTCGATGCCCTTGGTCTTCTTCTTCCCCATGACCGCGCCGCCGAGCATCCCGGCGAGCGGCAGCAGCAGGTTCCAGAACCCGAGGCCGAACGCGACGACCCGCAGCGGTCGGAAGAACATCTCGAACATCTCGTCACCCCTCCACGAGCACGCGGATCGGCGCGCTCGTCGCACTCGACTTCAGGTAGATGCGCGCGGAGTCCGCCGCACGCGACACGGTCAACGGGACGATCTGCGCGTTCACGTCGTTCAAGGGGAGCACCGGGATGAGCAGATACGGTGCGCGCCCGAGCGAGTGCGGGATCGAAAACTCGGTGTTCGCGACGGCCGGCGTCGTCGCGGCGTAGTAGTAGGCTTGCAGGTTCTCGCTGCGCTCTTCCGCCTCGGGCTGGCCGAAGCGGAGGTTCGCGAGGGCGTAGTCCCACACTTGCTGCTGGGACCGCTTGATGTCCTGCGGCAAACTGCCGTTGAGCGCGTGGATGAACGAAGGTTGCGCCATGGTCTTACGTCGCCGTCGAGATGGCCGACTGGTCGAGCACGCGCCAGTAGGTGCCGCTCGTGTCGTCATACCAGACCGCCAGCGAGTCCCCCTTGTCGAGACGCCAGGTCGCGACGGCGTCCGGCAGGTAGAAGCGGTTGGCCGCGTTGCTCCCCGCGTCATCGTGGTTGATCACGATGTCGTAGAGCGAGCAGTTGCAGAGGTAGAGCACGCGCCCTTTGACCTGCGACGCGGAAATGCCCGTGATGATGCTGCCGCCGCCGCTGTCGCCGCCGAGGCGCACGATGACGGCATTCGCGGCCACCGCCACGTTATGGTTCGAGGCCGCGCCGAGCGTGGCCGGCGTATCGATCCCGGTCAGCACGAGGCCACCAACGGTCAGCATCCCATTGGAGTTGAGCGAGCCGACCACCGACTCCGACGTGCCATTGTGGTGCAGAAACCGCAGCAGGCTCGTCGAGCCACTCACGACGTAGTTGTTGAGACGCCAGAAGTAGCTGCGCGCGACCGACCCGTTGCCGCGATAGAGCGTGATACCGCCCGAGTCGGTCGCCGTCGTGTCGTAGTCGAGATACGCGCGCCCGCCCGAGTAGAGCGTCGCCGCCCACGCTTCGAGCCACTGATACAGGGCCGTGCCAATCTTGTACGTCGCGTGCGAAAACGGCAGGACCGTGTGCGTGAAGCCGTTCAACAGGCTACTCTCGACGGCGGCCACCTCGTCCTGCACGTCGTTCATGTGTTGGGCTTCGATCGACTGCCCCGTCGAGCGCGTCGTGAACGTCTTTACCGACCCCGGATAACTCGCGGCCATGTCAGATCCCTCGGAACTGCGGCTCCGGCCGGAAGCCGATGCCGTAGGTGAACCACTTGAAGAACCCCTGCCCCGTGTAGCGCGCGCGCACCTGCACGCTCCGCCCCTCAGCCGTCAACGGCAGCTCGAACGTGAAGTAGCGCCGCGTGCCCGACCCGTAGAGGCCGGAGCCATACGTCGCGACGCCGTAGACACTCAGCGCGGAGCCGATATCGGCTGTGTGCGACGACACGAGCGCATCGTCCGCGTAGACCTCCAGACCGAACGTGCCGTCGGCCTGCTGCACCTCGCCGATGAGATGCAGGTAGCGGCAGACGCGGAACTCGGCCGGCGCGAGCGCCGCGCCCTCGTATTCGCACACCATGTCCGCGCCGTCGGCACTCGTGCCGACGCACTCCTCGACGATCTTGCCGGCGGTCGTCATCCAGGAGAAGAGGCGACCCCGGTTGCCGGTCACCGTCTCCGCGCCGTCCCACGAGATGTAGCCGGCGATGGCGCGTGTGGTGCTCGTCCACGACGGGTCGTCCTGCAATCGCGTGCGCGTCAGGTCCAGAATCCATTCGCCAGCCGTGCCGGTCGGGTAGAGACGCGGCACCGCGACGTGGACCTCCTTGCGCGGGTCGTGGTAGACGCACGCCACCCGTTGCAGGTCTACCACCACCGTATTGCCGACCATGTCGCGCCACGCCACGTCGAGGTCTTGCGACAGCAGCCGGTCCGTCGCGCCATCGAAGATGTAGACGCCCGGCGCACTCGCGTGGATGATGCCCTGCTCGACGACACACACGGCGCGCGGACCGAACGCCCCGGTGACGGCCCCCGACGACGGGCGCACCTCGAAGTCGAGCGAGGTCTGCCCGATGATCAGGTAGACCTTCGTGTCGCCGAAGACCGCGAGGGTGTCCCCGAGCGGCACGAGTGCGCGGATCTCGTCGCCGCGCTCGAACGGAATGTCGATGTAGTAGAGGCCCGGCACCGCCTGCGGCATGAAGACCTGACTGAAGCGCAGCCGGTTTTTCGTGGTCGCATCCCGCAGCCACCAGCGGTTCCGCCACACGACGCCGAAGCTGACGGCCGGCGTCACCGTGTGGTCACTCGGCGCTTCGACGCCCGCCGTCCAGTTGTTCGTCGTGAGGTCGGTGGTCGTCGTCGCGTTGGTCACCTGCGTGACACGCCGCCGCACGAGTTCGCCCGCCGTCACGTCGCGCGCGTAGATGTTGATCTTCTCGACCTGCGGGTCGGCGCTGGCCGTGTGTGAGACGCGGATCGTGAGGTTCGCCCCAGACGGCGTGACCGTGGCGACCGCGCTCTCGTTGCCCTCGTAAGTGAGGCCGTCGTCCTGGTAGCTGTAACTCACCTCGTAGGTATTCCCGCTCACGAGTGACCCGCCGGCCACGGCCGACAGGCTGGGCGCGGCCGCGGGCGGCGAGATGCCAAACTGCGTCCAGGTCGTGCCGTCGGTGCTCTTCTTCGGGATGTTGGCAGAGTCACACACGCCTACGAGGTCGCGGTCGTGTGTGAAGAACACCTCGTTGTTGACGTTGAGGCCGGTCGTGACGCTCGACCCCCACACGCCCGCGTCGCTCGGCTTGTAGACCGCGCCGCTGTAGGCGGCGAGCGTGAAGGGCGTCACGCCCGCGAGGTAGATCCGCGCCGCGCCCTGGCAGTAGGTGCCGCCGAGCGAGGTCGTCGAGAGCGTGTCGAACCCAGGGTAGGGCGTCCACGCGCCCGGCTCTTGCAGCGAGACGTTGCGGAGCGTGCGCGCGCGCGACGGCTGGATGAGCGTGAGCGCCCGGCGCAGGTCGACCCCGGCGGTCATGTCGGTGACCGTCGCGTAGTCGAGTCCTGCGCCTTTCGCCTGTCGCGTCTTCGTGGGCATCGTCCGTCGTCAGTAGCCGTAGGTCGGGCCGGTCTGGTAACCGCTCGGGGGGGGCGCGCCCGGCCCGGTCGGCTGCGACTGTTGCATCTGCCGGAGGAACTCCTCGTAGCCGGGGGGTGGCCCGTAGTGGACCGGCGGCGGCAGCGATGGGCGCGTCCCGATAGGCGACTTCGCGTAACCGCCACTGAGGTGGATTCTGGGCACGTTGGGTGGTTGGTAGACCGGCGGGGCCGCCACCGGGGCGTACGGGGCGTAGGGGGCTGCGCCCAGCGGAGGACGGGGGGCCTGCGGGGCCGTCGGCGGCGCGCCCGACATCGCCGCCTCGGTGCGTCCGAGGTCCACGCCGGGCATCCCCTGCACCTTGCGGGCGATGGCCGCCGCCGCGTTGCTCCCGCCGCCGACCGCGGTCAGCAGGGAGCGCGGGACGGGCGTGCGCCCGCCGAGCACGCGCGGGAGCCGGAGCGAGAGCACCTGGACCGCCTGCTGCACCGGAGTGCCTGGCCGGGTCTGTCGCTGCCGAGTCGAGTCGGTCTGGGGCGCGTAGGACGCGCCGAACGTGTCATACATCGTCGGTCCCTCAGTAGTAGCTGACGCGCGGGTTTGACGCCTCGCGGTCCGCGAGATACTGCTGCCGCGCCTGCTCCTGCGCAGCGGCCTGCTGCTGCGCCTGGTAGGCGGCGAACTGCGCTTGGAGTTGCCCGATCATCTGCGCCATCGCCGTGAAGTCCTGCGACGGCCCCTGTTGCGGCATCGCCTGCGCCGGGAACGCGGTCCACACAGGCAGCGGCGGCGCGGCCGGCGTCGGTGCCGCGCCGCGTCCGTTCCGCTTCAGCCATGCATACTGCGCCGCGCCCTGCCCGGTGTAGTTGCGCACGACGTCGATGTCGCGCAGGTCGCCGAAGTAGCGGTCGGGCGTGCCCTGTCCGGTGTAGACGAGCCGGTCACCCTGCGGCGTCCAGCCCTGCCACCTCGGGTCGGTCGCCTGGAACTGCGACCACGACTGTGCCCACTGGCGCGGGTCCGCGACGTGCTGCCCGAACCAGCGGCCGAACGAATACTTCGGCGAGTTCGCCGCGCCCGTCAGCTTCGCCCGGTCGAAGCCGACCAGGCGCGAGGTCCACGACGTGTTCGGTGGCGCAGCCGTGCTCTGCGGCGTCTGGTAGGCGTTCGTGCTCGCCCAGTTCACCGGCTGCGGCTGTTCGCGCGACGGGGTCGTGGTCGCCGCGTAGGGGTTCGTGGAGGCCGCGGGCGGGCGCGTCGCGTAGGGCGAGGCGTAGCCGCCGTAGGTGTCGCCGTCGAAGCTGTAGTAGGGGTTCGCCATGCTCAGGACTCCACGGCGCACGGGCCGCGCACGTCACCGCGAAAGCGCGGTCGAGGCTCCGACACGCGCACGATCGTTGTCGAGCCGCACGTCTTACACTCCGGCGACTCGCCGTGTGCCCACGTCTGCTGATGCCCGCACGCGAACGTGATGATGGTCTGCATCAGATCCTCGGGTCGCCCTGCGTCAGGCCGCCGAACGACCGCCGCCTCGACGCCTCGCCGAGGTGGTCGCGCGCGAAGACGATGGTCTGCGAGGTGCTGCGTCGCCGCTGCCGTTGGACGTAGTCGGCCACGAACTGCCCGAACCGCTCCAACTGCATCGCGCTCCGCTCGGTGTCCTTCCGCAGCCGTTCGAGTTGCCCCGCCGCGAAGTGCGCGAGTGCCTCGTGCCACGGGCGCAGCGCGATGTAGGCGTTGCCGCTCACCGTGAACGGCTCGTCCCCGTCCGCGCTCATGTCGGCCGGCCCCGCCACGTAGGGCACGGTCAGCGTCCACGTCTCGGTGCCCGGCACCTCGGGTGCCGGCACGAGGCCGAGGACATGCACGCCCCCGTTCTGCCGGATGTAGTGCGCGACCGGCCGGCCGGCGGTCCACTGCCGCCAGCCCAGCTCGTGCCGGTTCAGCCACACGATGTCGCGACGCGGCAGGTCGTCGCCGCCGATCGACGTGACCGTCGTGCCGTCGTCAATGCTGACCTCAACGCCCTGCGGGGCGATCCACCAGAAGTCGGTGGCGCTCGACTCCAGGTCGTATTCGGCCGTGCCGTCCACGACGCTGATACTTGCCTCGCGGACGAACGACTCCGTCGCGCGCACCCACTCCCGCTGCGCTTCGTTGATCGCGGCCTTGCGGCGCGCGGTCGTGAAGAGTTGCGTCGTGTCGGCGCTCCCGAGTTCGCGGTCGAGCGCGGCCCCGTAGAGTTCGAGGAAGGTCACAGTCGCTCCGTTTACGGCACGGCCTGGAGGTTGGCCGGCGCGGCGAGCATGTACATGACGACGTTGAGCGGCAATGAGGTCGCGGTCAGGACCGACGTGCCATCGGTGCGCGTCACCCGCACGGTGATCGCGTGCGCGCCAGGCGTCATCGACGGCAGCGGCGACGTGCAGGTCGCGAGCGTGCCCGCCGTGTTGAGCACGCACGCCGACGGCAGCACGGCGGCCTGGCCGGCCGGCACGACGCCATCGACGAGTTTGTCCCAGGTCATCAGCGCGAGGTCGGCCGCGTTGGCGACGGACTGGTCCCAACGCAGGTTCTGGTTCGGCGTGACGGTGCTCTGCGCGTGCGCGAGGGCAGGCACCGTGAGCAGGATCAGCGTCAGTAGTAGTCGTCGCATCATCGCACTCCTAGAAGGGTGAGGTAGTTGGGTCGTTGTGCCGGGGGCGCGGCGCCCTGAGAATGCAGCAGCGTCAGCAGCATGTCAGATCCCGCCCGCCGGGAGGATCATGAAGTTCGGCGGGACCAGCGCCCGCCGCGCCGGGTGGTTGAACGTATGGGTCGCGCCGTTCACTGTAGGAGTTTTGTATCCCGCCTGCGACCCCGGTCCCCAACAGTAGATCGACGCCGCCGCATTGTTTGGCGGTGAGTCCAAAGGATGCACGTTCCAGTGATAGTTGGGAACCGAGGCCGCGCCCCCCTTACAGTGGCTGATCCAGTGATAGGGAATGCTGTCCTTCCACGTCGGGCAGACAACAAATCGCCATGCCATGTCGGCTTCGGCCTGTGTGATGCCCGAGGCAGCAGCTACCCAGAACGCAACAGCTTGGCTGGCATACGTGCCAACGCTTGCTACGCTGAAGGACAGATGCGCGATGTCTCCTTGGAAGGCCACCGTGCCCGTGCCCCGGTTGCCCGCGTAGAGGCTCGTCCCGCCAGCCGTGTAATTCCCTGACCCTGCGACGGCGGCGCTCCCACTGATCTCGACCGGCGGCTGCTCTTCGGTGCCAATCCAGCATCGAATGGATGGGTCGGACCCATTGACCGCCGACCACTCGATGGCGATGAACTGCCACTTATTCGTGACGATGCCTGCCCCGGAGGTGACCCACTCGGTGTCCGTGGTAGCCCGATCCACGTAGAACCGAAGCTCGCTGGTAGTGGTATCCACGGCGAGGCCGAGGACGTTGCCATCGCTCCAGTAGAACCGCCCTGCTGTGAGTGTGGTGGGATAGAACCACCCGGTCACAAGGTTGGCGGTATTGGTCCCGCCCATCGTCAGGCCCGTCCACGTAATGTCGTCGGAGGTCGCCCCTCCGAAGGTGTAGGCCATCAGTCCCGCTCCACGAACAGCGAGTACTTCAGCGAGTCGGCCCCTCCGGCAAACACCGCGTTGGCCGTGCGGGTGATCGCCCCGAGGAAGAGGCTTGTGGCCGCACAGACGTAGGGGATCGACAGGTTGTGCGCCGCGAGGAAGTGGTTGCCCCCGAGGTCCACGTAGGACACCAGCGAGATCATCGCCTGACACTTCGCCGCGTCCGTGTCGCTGATCGACGGGGTCGAGTTGTCGGTGCCGAACGTCACCGTCTCGCCGAACAGGAAGATGTCCATCGCGCCGATCACGTCGGAGATGTCCGTGATGACCACCGAGGTGATCCGTCCAGTGCCGCCCGACTTCCGCGCGGCGTTGGTGAACTCGATCACGGCCCCGAGCGTATCCCCCGCCGCGTAAGACGTGGTGACCGTGGTCAGGCCTGAGGAGGAGACCTGGATGCGCGACTGGTCGCGGGTGAGGACCACGTGCTGCTTCCCGCTGGCGGTCACCGACAGCGGCGTGTAGTCCCCATCGGTGCCGGACTTCGCGGCGTCGCCATCGTTGCGGACGGCGAGCGTCTGGAAGCCGGGGTCGCCACTGGCGCTGGCGTCGTCTTCCAGCTTGACGAGCTCGCCGACCGTCTTCGAGCCTTCCGACCCCGTGACATGGACGAGGCGCACGACCTGCACCAGGGTCGTGTCGCCCGAATAGGTGACCTCGTCGCTGGCGACAGAGGCTCCGGTGCCTGGGGTGTATCCGACGTTGTCAGCCATGGACGAGTTCCTTCGAAAGTTCCTGCCACGAGGCCGCTGGATAGATCGTCCCCGTCGCAGAGTCACGGTGATGGGCGAAGGCCGCTTCGGACGTGTCCACCAGGGGCTGATACCCCGCCTCGGCCGCGCGCCGCAGGAAGAACACGTCCTCGCTCACGTCCTGCCCATGGACCGCGCGCGAGAGGGTCCGGAACCACGGCGCGGGCAGCGCGCGGAAGACCGCCGTCTCGATCAACGTGAGGCCCATGCCGTGCGCCCAGCAGGGGACGAGTTGGTTGGGCGCCCACGTCATCGTGCCTTCGCCGGGGCCGCTCCAGAGCAGCGGAGAGTCCAAAGGACTCTTCTGGTAGTAGAGGCCGCTAACGATGGGCCGCTTGCGCGACAGCAGGGTCAGGAGCACGTCTGAGTGGAAGAGCACGTCGTCATCGACAAAGAAGACGTGCGAGGCTCCGCGCTCCAAGGCTCCGTGGACGATGCGGTTCCGCTTCTCGGCGATCCCGTCCTCTCCGAGCACGTAGTCCTGCACGAACGTGCTGTTGGGCGGGACGCGCAGATGGAACAACCGCGTCATCCAGTCGATGCTCACCAGGCCGAGGGTCGGAACGCCGAAGACGATGGTCACTTGTAGAAGATGTTGACGAGCACTTCGTTGGCACCGGGCGCTCCGGTGTCGGTATCCGCGACGCCCGTTGTCGCGGCCACGGTGATTGCCGTCGAGAAGGCGATGCCGAAGGCTGACGAGAAGACGCCCGAGATGTCGTCCGAGGAGTTGCCGGGTAGCGCCAGGGTCAGCACCGGCGTGGTCGTCCCGACCGTCACGCTGGCCGCCGTCGCGTTGTAGAACTTCAGGAACCGCGTCGAGGTCGCGAGGTTGCTGAACCAGAGCCCATAGACCTGGCCGGCGCTCGCCTTGACTTCTTCCTCGGTTTCGTCCAGGTCGATGCTGCGGAAGAGGTCCAGGCCCCCGGAGGTTTCCGGCTTGGGCTGCACCGCGAAGGTGCCCGCGTTGTCCACCGTGAGGCTCGACCCGTTGTCATCGACACTGAGGACGCCCGTCGAGTCGCTGGCGACCGTGACGCGCAGCGCGGTGGCTTCCGTGCCGCCGCCCGTCGTCGAGAGCGGGGCCGGCACGGTGAGGACATCCACGTCCCCGATGTTCGCGGTGCCCGCGACGAGCGCCGGGAGCGTGAGCACGTCTACCTGCAATTCGCCGCTCGTGTCGGTCTTCAGCAAACGCGCGTTCGTGCCGTCGGTGCCGGCCGCCGCGAGGCCCTTGGTGGGCACCGCCGCCGCCACCGTCGCGACCGCGTCATCGATCAGTTGCAGCGCGGTCGTCTGCGTCTGCTGCTCCGCGAGGGTCGAGGCCCCGGTCGGGAGCGGCAGCGAGGCGGCGCTCACCGGCTGCGTGACGCCCGAGCCGTTGACGTGCAAGCGGCCGTTGGCGTCCACGACGAGCACCGTGCGGTCGCCGTCGCTGCCGACCTGCGAGGCCGCCGTGTCGGCGCGCACGACGCCGGCCATGGTCAGCTTCTCGCCCGCCGCGCTCGCCGTGTCCTCGTCGTATTGCGTGCCGCCGCCGACACTGACCTCGGCGCCCGTCGCGTCGCGCAGGTTGACGTGGATCGCCCGCTTCGCCGTGAGACGCACGGCGGCGGCCTGGTCTTCGGTCGGGTCGCTCGCCGTCTCGTTGTAGACACCCGCAATGGGCGTCGCATTCGTCGTGCCGTCGGTGAAGGATGATCGGTCGGCCTGCGCTGTGCCGCCGCTGCCGCCGAAGCTGTCGATGAACGCGCCCGCGCTCGACACGACCTGGACGAAGGCTGCGCCGTAGTTGGTGCCCCGCTGGGCGACGTTGTCACCGTCGGTCGAGGTGATGGCGGCGGGTGTGTCCTTGCGGACCAGGATGGGCACGGTGCCCACGGGGTCGGCGGCTGCGGCCGCGTCCTCGGTGTATTGCGTGCCGCCGCCGAAGCTCGTGATCTGCGTGCCTGACCCGTCCACGATGGCGACCGCGACCGGGTTGGAGTTAGTGAGGTCCAACACGTCGGCCACGTCGGTGCCGTCGGTGATCTTCACGCGCCCGATGGCGTTGTCGCCCGCCGGCAGCGCCGGCAGCGTGAGCACGTCCACATCGCCGATGTTGTTGGTGCCGGCGGCCAGGTTCGCCGTCACCGTGCCGTCCACGGTGAGCGATGCGCCGTTGTCATCCACACTCACGACGCCCGTCGAGTCGTTCGCGAGCGTGACGCGGAGCGCGGCGGCCTCGGTGCCGCCACCGGTCGTCGAGAGCGGCGCGGGCACCGACAACACGTCCACGTCGCCGATGTTCGCCGTGCCGGCCACGAGCGCGGGCAGGCTGGAGACGGCCACGGTGCCGTCCACCGTGAGGCTCCCGCCGTTGTCGTCCACGGAGAGCACGCCGGTCGAGTCGTTGGCGATCGTGACCCGCTGCGCGGTCGCTTCGGTGCCGCCGCCCGTGGTTGACAGCGGCGCGGGTACCGAGAGCACGTCCACGTCGCCGATGTTGTTGGTGCCGGCGGCCAGGTTCGCGGTGACGGTGCCCGTGACCGTGACATCGTTGTTCGCGCCGAGGTTCACGAGCAGGCCGTCGGTCGCGCTGACCGGGGCGATCTGCGTCGCCGTCGAGCCGGCGATCTGCACGCGCTCGCGCTCCACCGTGTTCGAGCCGACGGTCAACTGCTCGGTGTCGAGCTTCTTGTCGATCGTCGTCGGCTCGTCGATGCCGATGTAGGAGTCAGCCACCTAACGTCCTCGTTCTTTCAGCGCGAGATAGGCGAGTTCGAGCGCCGCGCCGCGCAGGTGCCCGGTCCGCACCGGCACCTGGCCGAAGGACTCGACGGCCGCGAGGTGCCGCCACACGTTCTCGCTCACGCCCGCCACGCGGCCCATGCGCTGCGCGACCTGCGCCCAGCCTCCCTTGTCCCTGAAGCCTTCCGCCGTCGCCGCCTGACGCACCGCAGACCGCGCCAGCGCATATGTGGGCGACCACACGAGCCGGAGGAGACGCCAGGTGAGCCAGAGACGCTCGGGGAGGGCGCGTTCGAGGCGGCGCAGCCAGCGGCGCAGCCACTTCGGGCGCGTGACAGGTGGGGTCACGGGAGCCGTCGCGAGCAGGACCGCCGGCCAGGCGGTCGGCAGCGCCCACGCGACGACGAGGAGGCCGGCGGTGACGGCCGCCTGCCAGCCGGCGTAGCCGGGCACGGACGACGGCGGTTCCGGGCCGACCCCGTCGCCAGGCCAGAAGTGCTCGTGCAGGGCCTGGAGAGCGATAATGCCACCCCCTACGTCAGCCGTTCGGCCTGGATGCCGACCGACGCGGTGCCGGTCAGGGCGTCGTCCATGACCACGCGGAACCGCTCACCGGTAGCGGTCGCCACGAAGCGGAAGACATACTGCCCGCTCTGGCCGGCGGGCGAGTAGAGCACGACGGTGTCGGAGACGTTCGCGCCGTTCGCCGCGTTGCGATGTTGCAGCATGAACTGGGCGGCGGCTGACCCGCCGCACGTCACGCGCACCTCGTAGATGCCGTCGTGCGGGAGTGCCCCGGTGTCGGCCATGACCGTGGCCGCCGTCGGGTTGGTGGACTCCGCGACGGAGTCCCAGATCGGAGGGTTGCCGTAGTCGGCGACTGCCATGAGCGGACCCTCCTCAGTGGACCGACATGATCAGGACCGCCGTGTTGCTCGTGACGTAGACGTGGAACAGACGCTGCGCGTTCTGCGCGATCGTCATCGTGCCCTTCAGCGTCACGCCCGTGCCTGCCGTGACCGTGATCGTCTCGGCGGCGTCCGCGTCGTTCTTGATCACGCAGCAGAAGGACGTGCCCGCGTGCGTCCGACCGGGTCGGCGCTCTTCGAGCGCGGCCACGATCAGTGCGGCGGTCGGCGTCACGTCGGAGCGGCTCGCGCCGTTCGGGTCGCGGAAGATCAGCCCGTTGAGCAGCTGCGCCGCTGTGTAGGTGACAGCCCCGGCCGTCGTGATTGTGGCGGGCGCGCAGGCGTTCAGCGGGACGGACTCTTCAGTGGCGATGCCGGAGAAGTGAGTGAAACCCATGATGGACCCTCAGCGCAGGTGAAGCGCACCGGGCAGCCCCTGCGAGCCACTCGCCCCTCGCGCGGCGAGCACCCGGTGCGGTCGAGAAGATGCGAGGTCGAGGGCGCTACGCGCCGCTCGTGCCGTAGACGTTCTGCCAGAGGAACGCATCCCAGGCCTGCCGGAAGCGGATCTTGTAGATCCGGTTCCCGGTGCGCGAGTCCTGCATCGGCGGGGCCTGCGTGATCGGCAGGCGGTCGATGCAGACCAGGCCGTGCTGGCTCTTCGCCGCCGCGACGAGGAACCAGGCGTCCGCGTCCGACAGGTAGGGGTTCACCACGATCTCGATGTTGCGCCGACGCTTGATCGGGTTGACATCGTTGTCGGCTGAACCGGGGAGCGCCGTCGTGTTGACGATCCGGTCCGCGAGCATCTCCAGTGCCGGCGGCACGTAGAGGATCCACGAGGTGACCGGCGCGACCAGCTGGCCGCTCTCCAGCTTCGTCTCCGTCTGCACGTCGATCATCGCCTGCTGCAGCGATGCGAACGAGAGGTCCGCATCGGTGCTCGGGCGGTTCTTCGCCGTGCCGCCGCCCTTCAGGACGTGCGCCGTGTTGAAGAGCGACACGCCGTCCGGGGTGGTCTGCGTGCCGAAGCCGTTGTTGAACGGCCGCGCCGCATACTTCTCCTGCACGACGCGCGCGCTGAACGCGAGCCACGTCGCGTACTTCGAGAGCACGTCGAACTGGTCGTCTTCGAGCGCCGTCTCCGACGCCTCGAACCCCATGCCGAACTCGACGGGCGTCACGTCCTTGCTGTAGCCGGGGCGGATCAGGTCGAAGGTGTAGGTCGCCCCCTCGCCCTTCTCCGGCACGTCCCCGAACGGCTGCACCGTCTGGAACCGCTCGAACTTGCGGTCGCTCGACTTCCGGTCGTAGACGGCCGTCCACTTCGGCGGCAGCTCCTTGAGCTGCTTGCCGAGCAGCGCCGTGACGACCTTGTCGACGTTGTCGTAGAGTTCTGCGAAAGTTCCTCGCACCTGAGCCATGGTGATGTCTCCTTAGTCGCCTAGATGGCGAGCACACCGGGCAGCAGCGCCGCCGCCTGGAAGTGGAAGACCACCCGACCGTTGGTGTCGCCGACGGCGTCGAGGATCTCGGTGATGACGACCTTCTTGTTCGTCGTGTCCGACTTGTCCACGCGGAACACGTCGTAGGTGCCGTCGAGCACGATCCCGTAGCCCACACCGATGTCGGTGACGGCCGTGACCGCTGACGCTTCGACGTGCGCGATGTACTCGCTGGTGACATCGGCGACGTAGACGCCGATGGGCGAGTCGGTGGTGCCGGTGGCGGCCTGCGCCGCGATGCCGAGGATCGTGTTCGCCGCCGGGTCGCTGGCCGCTTTCGTGACCTTGCCGCTCGACAGGATCACGAGGTGACCGGCCTTGAACGACTGCGATGCCGCCTCGGGGTAGTACTTGATCTGCACCTTCGACATGTCGCGCGGGCGCATGTGCGAGTTGGTGCCAACTCCGATGGTTGCCATGCCCTACACCTCCTCGTGCGAACGCTCGCGCGCCGCAGAGTGGATCAGAGGTTGGTGGTGAGGGTCGGGGCCATGCTGCGTCGAGTGCCGACCAGGTCCACTCGACGTGCGCGCGACAGGTCCGGGCGTCGCCCCCGAGGTGCCGCTTGACGGTGGGCACGCACCGCACACTTACAGCGCGCCGTGGAGCGGCCGGCGCAACGCCGCGCACGTACAGCATCGGCACGGGAGGCCGGCGCGCGGTCCGCGACTGGAGGACACGACCCGCGCGCCGGGTGCTGGTGCAGCCCGAAGGCCACGCCATGCCGCGCACCCGCATCATGCACATTCGACGCGGGCGCGTCAACTCGACGCCGTGAAGTCTACCCGCCGACCAGGCGTTCCCGGCCGACGGTGATGTCGCCGACGAGCGAGCCGGCGACCGCCGCCGCCTCGTCGCCCGAGATGCCGCCGAAGCGCGGGTCGAGCGTGCTCGCCGCCGCGGCCGCGTCGCGTTGCAGGTCTTCCTTCAGCTGCTTCGGCGTGTCCTTCGCGAGCCGGCGCGCCTCCTGCGCGCGCTTGATCGCCGTGAAGTAGCGCAGCGGCATCTTGAGCAGCCGTTCGACGCCCTTCTCGCCCCGCGCCACGCACTCGGGCGAGGCCTCGAAGCGGTCGCTCACGTCGTCGCGCGAGACCAGCTCGTCCCAGCGCACCGGCACGTAGCCGAGGCCCTGCGTCACTTGGTGATAGCGGTTCGGGATCGCCGTGTTGACCCAGCGCAGGTGCCACTTCCGCGACCCGCCGACCGGCTCGTCGCGCAGGCGGATGGGCACCGACCCCGGCGTCTCCGGGTCGAGCAGTCGGCGTTCGAGCAGGTCGAGCACGTCGGGCGGCAGGCTGGCGAACTCGGCCTCGGCGTTGAACACCGTGTCGGGCGACGGCAGCGGCGGCGCGTCGAGGTCAGCGTCGATCGCGGAGGCCGCCGCGAGGGCCTCGGCGAGGATGGTCGACTTCTTCTGGCTCACGGGCTAGTCCTCCAACTGAATGGGCACGCCGCTGCGGTAGTGCTTCAGCGTCTTGGTGATGTCGCCGTCGGTCAGCCCCCGGTCGTGGAGCACCTTGGCGAAGGGGGCCGCGAGCGTCGAGGCCGCGCCCGGCGCACGGCCACCGGCCCGCTCGGTGAACACGGGCGGCTCGTCCTGCGGCTGCGCCGTCCGCTGCGCCGGCT